CACTGTTTTGTCAATACCCCCAGGACACTCCAAAAACTGGCACACCCTGATAAGAATCACAAACGCTCTGAGACACCTCTATATGCCTCCACAGCACGCTTATAATTCATGTTAGGGGTGAGACTACCGAATAGCACTTATTTGCCCTTATTTTGGTTAGGGTTTCATGACACAAAAAGATGTATAAATAAAACATCTATTTGAATTCATTAGAGCAGCTCTTGAACTTTTTAAGAAGTCAAACTGACAGAAGACAATAGAACTTACACATTATGGCAGATTGATTATTATCAAAGAGGGAGTTAGAACACGGTCTCCGGCACAATAAAATCGTTAAGATGCTTATATCTTAGAAATCCAAACAGCGGCACATCAGAATAAATCAGCATTCTCTGGATGATAAGTTTTCTATGCAAAACTTTGAAATTTGTGAGAAGGTTTTGTTGTGTTTATTCGTTATTAGATAAGACATCGTACAGAACCATCAGAATCAAACAGACAATGAGATTACATCTCAGAACTTGTTCGTGATTAGATAAGATTCGTACAGAGATTTGATAATGGGAACTGATGAGAATTAAGAACTCAAAAGTTTGTTCGTGATTAGATAAGATTCGTATAGAGCATAACAATATAACACTGCTGTTATATTCTAATTTGATAATTCATTCGTGTTTAGATAAGATTCGTATTGGAACTTGATCGCAGCATCTTATACGCACTTTTACAAATAGAAAAGATTCGTTTATAATTAAGATTCGTTGTAGGGAATAACTTGACGGGTAGGGTAGGGTCTGATAGAATTCAACAGTAGAGTTTATTCGTTCCTTCGTTCTTTCTCTCTTATGGCAACTTCTTCTCTCACAGCACAAAAGAATAAGTATCGCATCACGTTAGAACTCAACGTGAATGAAGATTTTAATCCTCATCAGATTAACTGGAAGAAACTGTTCGGGTTAGACAGTAAAGAATCAGTGAAGAGTTATGTAGAAGATCTTAACGTGCGTTGGTAATTCAATACTCTTCAAATCGCCCTAAGTGTATTATACTCAGCGTCAGTAAGGTATATCGCCTGATAGATGTTTCGTTTATTATTATTACTTTGTCTGATTGTTTATATCACTTGGGGCAACTTAATTCTTTATACTTAACATTGTTCGTCGTGAATTGGCGGCAGTTCGTATAAAGAATAGACAGTTCTTTATGTATAAGTAGGGTTTTTGTTGGGAGTTAGTGTAAAGAACTGCGTTGTTTTATTCTAATAACACAGTGATTTGGGGGCAGTTAGTATAAACAACACGAATAAGTATTAGTTATTCGTGGTCAGTTGTTTATTCGTTATAGCAGTTATTGTGTTTTATTGTTGATTGTTTATATTTTGCGTTGCCCCCCGATCCTAAAAAACCGAAACTACCCTAACCTACAGTGTATGTCTTTTTCGACCTCTATCTCACTCTCATAAAAAAAATTCCCAGAAAAAAATGGCACCAAAGAAGAAAGCAAATTGTTACGGTTGGGGAATTTTCGGAGGAAAGCACAAAAGAAATAAAAGTTGTGCCACTGGAATATTTCGGACACCCGCACAGAAAAGAGCATCTTCGAAAAGAAAAAAGAAATGAAACACCGCCCATATTGGAGTTTCTGGAAAGTAGTCTTTGCGGGGTGGCTGATACGCTATCCGGGGAAAATGCTGAAAATCTTTGGCGTTCCGCTTGGAATTCTGACTGTTATGATATATAATGCAGTGATCAAATAAAAAATTCCCGAAAAATTTTTTTATGAAAAATCAAGAAAAGATATATCACATATATGCAAAGGATAAGTGCATATATCACAGTCTCTCAGAGGAAAAATTTTCTGAGACTTGGGAGATGCTACACAGGATGGTTGATTTTCTTGGGAAAGACATCAACAAAGATGATTTACAGTATGAATCTTTGTTTGTAAATAAAGAGGTCGTATTAAATTCTTCTCATTGACAATCGAATATATACAGTGTTAATATTGAAATGAAGGTTTATTAACTTTATGGCAAAAGGATTTACAGTAAAAGCAAAGGCACCAACAACATCCCAAGAACAAGAATGGGATTATGATGCTATTAAAGAGAGAATGAAAGGTAAGTCAATTATTTTCTGTTTGCCAGGAAGAGGTTGTTCTTTTATTTTCCTCAAAGCATTTGTGCAGTTGTGTTTTGATATTGTTCAGAATGGAATGAGTATTCAAATTTCTCAAGACTACTCATCAATGGTTAATTTCGCCCGTTGCAAATGTCTTGGAGCAAATGTTCTAAGAGGTCCAAAGCAAATTCCTTGGGATGGAAGACTTCAATATGATTATCAACTTTGGATTGATAGTGATATTGTTTTTGATTCAAACAAATTCTGGCAGCTCTGTGATGTTGCCTTCCCCGCAGAAGGAGAGGAGCGTGAAATTGTCGCTGGTTGGTATGCAACTGAAGACGGTCACACAACCTCTGTCGCGCACTGGTTGGAAGAAGATGACTTCCGTAAGAATGGTGGAGTTATGAATCATGAGACTGTAGAGTCCATCTCCAAGCGCCGTAAGCCATTCACTGTAGACTATACAGGTTTTGGTTGGGTTATGATTAAAAATGGAGTTTTTGAAAATCTTGAATATCCTTGGTTTGCTCCTAAGATGCAAGTCTTTGAATCTGGTGCAGTACAAGATATGTGTGGGGAAGATGTGTCATTCTGCCTCGATGCAAAGGAAGAGGGATTTGAAATCTGGTGCGATCCTCGTATTAGAGTTGGTCATGAGAAAACTCGTATTATCTGATGGAAACAACTTACAATCTTTTATATAAAGGGCGTAAAATTTATAAAGATCTTACTGCAGAAGAATGCAGTGAGATCTTACAAGACTTCTCTGAACGTTATTTTTCAGGGGAAGACATTGATCCAAATTTAATTGAACTGGAGGAAATTTAAAATGGCAACTAAAGGTGGAAGCAATAAGATTAATTTTGAACCTGGATCACCTAAGAAGACCCGACAGGGCCGTTCTGCTCGTACATTGCTAAGTGCAACCTCTCGTAATGGACGTAAGAAAAGGTATCGCGGTCAAGGAAAATAATATAGATAAAGCAGGAAGAAATTCCTGCTTTTTTATTAGGCATTTATGGCATATTTAAATCATAATCTTCCAACAATTACTTGTTACATCCGAAATGAATTCCTTTATAATCATAAGAAAGGACATGGTGAGGTGTCTTTATGCGACGTACACTCTGTAGCATCCTTAGAGAAGCATGTACCGCTCTTTGAGGCGTTTCTAGAAAATGGTGTGAATTGGACTCGTAGACCTATTCATGCATTTTGTTGGAAACCCGATGCACCAGCACCAGAATTAGAGGAATGTATGTGGTGGGATTGCTTTTCTCCTTATATTGATGTTCAAGTTCGTTCAAGACTTGCTAACTTACGTGCAGAATTGGTCAATTATCGGGGAGAAAAGAATGAAGGAACCTACTTATTCACCCTTGATTGGTCATGGGAGTCAAAATCTACTCTAAACACCAATTTTAGTGAGACTCCAGAGCATAAATGTGCTCATTTTTTTAAGATGGATAATGGAAATTTCTATGCATATCCAAATAATAAGATATTATGGTATGATGACGCATGGACAAAGAATAGAATCACCAAAAATCCAGGTTATGAAATTGATTTGACCGAATATTCAGTAGAAAATCGTAGAAAAATTGAAACATCTGACGATTTTATGTACGAAATTACAAATATTCGGGATAGCAACCCCGTAAAAAGTTCTGATTTTCAATAATCAGGAGCTAAAATGACCAAAAAAGTCGATAAAGATCAAAATTTTATGAAAACTGAATGGGGAACTCAATATTTGGCAAGTGAATATGGGTGGGAAAATAAAGTCTCCTCCCAAAAAATGCTCCGTGAGATCTCAAATGATGATCTCACTCCAAAAAAGCATGATTTTTTCCATCAAAACGAACTCCATTCAACAATTCGCAATGATAATGACTATGATGATTGGGAATATGGAACAGAGCCAATTTATGAGACAAAAAATCTATAATAAATAATATTAAATTTTAATTTAATATGCCTTTAGAACGAGTAAGTAGTGGTTTTAAAGATATAAGTATGTCATTTCAGACTAATCCCCTGAACAATGACCTTATTGGAATTAAAAACGAAACCGCTATTGCTCGTTCTATAAGAAATATTGTTTTCACTCAACCTGGAGAAAAATTTTTTAATCCCTTTTTTGGTTCTCAGGTAAAAAGATCATTATTTGAAAACGTTGATGATCTTACATCTACTACAATTAAAGATGAAATAGAAAATTCTATTAGAAATTATGAACCAAGAGTCGAATTAATTGATGTTAGTGCTGTCCCAGATTATGATAATAATACTTTTAACGTAACAATAATCTATAGAATTATTGGTGCAGATGTACAACCACAACAGTTAGAATTTGTATTACTGCCTTCTAGATAAATGACATTAACAAATTTCTCAAATTTAGATTTCGATCAGATCAAGACAACACTAAAAGATTATTTGAGATCAAACTCAAATTTTACTGATTATAATTTTGAAGGTTCTAATCTTTCCACAATTTTAGACGTATTAGCATATAATACCTATATTACTTCATATAATGCAAATATGGTTGCAAATGAGGTTTTTATAGATAGTGCGACATTAAGAGAAAATGTTGTTGCTCTTGCGAGAAACATTGGATATGTTCCAAGATCCAAAAAATCAGCAAGAGCAACGGTAAGTTTTTTTGTAGATCTTTCAAACTCGAATATACAAAGTTCTACAATAACTCTTAAAAAAGGAATAGTATCTTCAAGTTCAAACACATTTTCAAACCAATCATTTGTATTTTCAATTTTAGAGAATATTACAAAACCAATTTTCAATGGGATTGCATCTTTTGAGGATATTAAAATATATGAAGGTTCTCTCATTACAACTAAATTTGCATATAATACTAATAATTTAAATCAAAGATTTATTTTACCCAATCCTGGCATTGATACTGATTTACTTTCGGTCTCCGTAGATAGAGATGGTGTCAAATCAAATTATATGC